TTTATTGTGAATGTTAATCTATCGTTATTATTTCCGTTTAATATTATGGGTTTGTCATCAAAATCAGCCTCAAGGTAAAGAAACGTGTTTGTTCCATCGCTTATTGGTGGGTTAACTATTTTCGAACCCACGTAGAAGAAATCGGAAAGCTTTCTAAATGTAGCTGAAAAACTAACCTCTTCATTTCTTATATTTTGAAACACTATTCCGTTTGTAACATTTACACCAAGTATGTCGCTAGCTGATATATTAGGCATTGAATTATCTGAAAGCGTAGTATTTAATGGCGCGGACATTAATAATATAATCCTGTTAACGTGGTATTTAACTCCTTTTTCTGGTTGTACTTTGTATATTACAGGCGCGCCCGTTTCTTGTATTGTGAAATTGTCAAACTTAACGTGAGGGTTATGACCGCCAGAACGCTGCACAGTCATAGTGAACTCATTAACCGTAGCTCCTGAGAGATTGAAATCATCAAGAGGTATTACAAATGATTGCCCTGAAAAATCACCCGTATCTATATAGCTGTTAATGCCTATTTGGTCACCCAAAACCCCTCCTGAGAAGCCGAACTGAAACAATATATCCTGAGTTGCTGGTGTATAGTTATCTAAATCAATATCGCCCGTGAGCGCAGAAAACGAAGATGTATCTATAGTTCCGGAGTCCTGAAATAGCGCCGCTGAATTATTACCGCCATGGCCTAATGTAACCTTACCACCGTCTGAGAAATCCCAATCACTATTGCCTGTACCAGACCATTCAGAACCGCCCGAACCACCATCAAATATCAATTCAGGTGAGCCTCCGAACGCGACATTTTGCGACATGTCAGTTCCGAAGTCTTCATTTATAAAAGCTGTAGCTTTTGGGTCGTGTTCGTATGGTGACACGTTGTATACCTGCATACCCGCCCCATAACCCTTTCTTTGGTGCATGGTTTGATGTACACCACCTACGCCTGCGCTTGGATTTGTACCTACTAAATTAAGGGGTATACCACTCACTATGAACCAACTTTTTCAAAATAGATAAAGAAAACACCATGCACTCTTGTTCCTGGTGTTGTGTCGTCTGTTTTCAGTGCTAAACCTTGCCCTTCTCCAAGTCTCCATCCATCATCCAATTTAAACTCTTCGTGTCCTCCATCTTTAACGCTCACCGTATCGACCTCAAACAACTCAGATATCCCCGTTATTGGGTCAGAATCACTATTAGGAACAGTAGAGGCTATAACTTTTGCGTTATTGGATTTCCCAGACCTATTAAGCCTGTAAGGGGTTGCGGCTACGGCTCCCCCGCTTGCGGTTCCTGTTATTTCAAATAATTTAAACAGAGTGTCACTACCAATAGCGTTAACGGCTGCGCTTTTTATAACCATGTCGTAACCGTCACTTCTGTTATTTATTATTACGGCGTTTATATCACCAGACGAACACGACGCGTCATCAAAAACCATCGTATAGGCTTGGCTTCTGTCTCTTGAATTATACGAGAACCTACTGGCGCCCCTTGACGACGTGTTGGTTCTGAAGTCACTACCCCTTACAGGTACGGCAGCGCCGGTGTTTTCGTCTAAATATTCGTTTAATGCCATTTTGTTTGTATTTTAATTAATTATATTTAACATCACCCTCTGAGAGTGGTGAATTATAAGAATCTCTTAATATCATAGATGTTAATGTCGATTGGGTTAGGTTCTGTTCTAATATGTTTTTTATATCCCTCAGATATGTTTGTTCTGTTACTTCTTTTATTGGTCTAAATAGTATGTATAACTTATCTAATCTATTAGATAGCGGTATTTTTACATCGTATGTAACTATGCCACCCTCCGCTAATCCTGTGTAGTCTTCAGATCCTAACATGTATAAAACCCTACCTCTGGTCTTATTGAAAATAAATAGAATTGATTCTATATCGTTATCTAAACATTCAACCGTAGACGTAGTAGTATTATGTGTATAGTTTTTGCAATTGTTTAGCCCTTCAGTATTGGTTACTATCGACGCATAACCTACATCTATACTCTTTTTAGGAATCGAATCGTATATGAATTTGTGAACCGTTAAGGTTAGTGATTCCAAATCATTAGATACAGGCTCGGTAACACTCGAATAAAGGAACGATTCTACATCTATACCGTTTTTAGATATGATTAAATTGCCGTCAAAAGCTCTAACGGAAAGTACAGTTTTACCATCGTTATCTATCTTGTTGTAATACACAATAGAATCACTAAGCCCATTACCGGAGCCTACAACCTTTATTTGATTCGTTAGGTTTTCTATTCTAGCCATTTTCCGCTCTTAAGATATATTGTGATTCGCTAATGGTTGTAACTTTGTCAAATGCTATGCCTGAAAGATTCATTGCTTCAGAGCCCGTTAATGGCGTTATACCATCACATACGTAACAGTCGTAATCGCTTGAATGTTTATTAATATAGTCAATAAGATATCTAGTATAGTGCGTGGCAGTTGTTTCGGCTGATTTTCTTTTCATGTTAACCTCTGCTAAGCTTGCCGGCTCGAAGTTATCACCCGTCTTTTTCTGTAATGATGAATTACCTATTGTTATATGCAAGTCCGGATATGCCAAAACCAAAACCCACCAGGCCAAAGCCATTTTTAAACCTGCAAAGCTTCTATTGTCGCCGTTTAATAAAATTGTTTCTAGCGCTGTCGGGTCGTCCTTTTCTACAGAATCCAATAGTGCATCATAACAGGTTTCACCAATAGCGGGTTTAATATATACATCTTGAGCCGCCTGTATATGGTGCCTGAATTTAGAAATATCCACGTTGTCCGCAACGCTTGTTAGGTCTTTAACCTCTTGTTCTGTGATTAGTAATAATACACTCATGACAATATAGCTGTTTTAATCCAAAAATCAACAGAACCTTGTGTTAGATCGGTATCAACACCGCCTGTAAATGCAAATCTAACATCTATAACACCTATAGCTACCGACTCGTAAAAAGGTGATTCACTTTGACCTCTTTGTGGTACGGCTGAAAAATTTAAATCCGCGGCGTTATCCCAATCAAAATTGTGACCTATCTGAAAATTAACGTCAGATATAGCGCCACCAATAAACATTGTTGATTGTTTTTTTCTTGTACTTACGATAGTTGTACCTGTAGGTAATCCTGTCTCTATAGAAAAAACAGCATCGTTTGTGCCTGTTTGTAATCCTACATCATCAAAATCTATGGTGTATTTAGTCCATTCCTCTGAAAACCCACCATTAACTGATAGATCCAATTCGCAGCCGCACGAGGTTACAGTAATACCTACCGAACCGTCTGAGCTTATTAGCTTATCTTTAAGATGACCCGCCGAAGCATCGCTAGAATTAACTCTAACTTGGTCGTTCTTTCCTAGTGGTATCGCTCCCCCTGCCATTGTTTTCTAATTCAATTAATAATTTATCGCCTCGTTCGTCGTTTTTTTCTAAAGGCTTTTCGCTTCTTAATGATCTTATTTCATTAACCGTAGTACTTAATTTCATTAATGTATCTGAAAGTATCAACGAAGAAGGTGTTAGATTTTCTATTTTTATGCGGCCTTTCAAATCATTGAATTTCAATACTTGATTTATTGTGTCTTCAATTAATTGTTGGTCTGGTGAGATCTGAAGCGTTTGATACATATCTATAGCCTCTATGGTTTCAATCCCTCCAAGGCCTGATTTTTGATCTAGCTGAGTTAATACTCTTGGTATAGAGTGACCACTAACAATCTCTTGATTCGATTTCTCGTTAAGTGTTGCCAATTGTTCGTGTGCGTTTGTTGCTTGTATCGGTGTCACTTCAGGCTTATTAGCCGCGCCAATACCCCATGTTAACATAATTCTACCGGCATTACTTGTGCCTGCGTATTGATCGTTTAAATCTTGCTTTACTTTCCTTCGTGTTTCTGCGTTGCTTAAGTCTTGAGGTAGATGAACATGCATATTACCAACCATGCCGTTGTCTAATTGGTTTTTATGGAAGTTGGCTATTTTAGCTGCTACTTCTATATAATTTGTTGCACCTAAATAGCTAGGCTTGGCGTAATAAATAACAGACGGCGTATATCTTTTGTTTACTATTAATTGACCGCCCGTCTTGCTTTCTTGCTTTTTATCTGAGTCGAATGCTAATATCCTAACAGGTCTATATATTTCGTCGCTTTCAGAATATGTTCGTTTATTAGTTGCTATGTCCCACCGTGTAGAATGGTAATACTCTTTTACAGACCTGCTTTTTAGATCCATTTTGCCACTACGTATAAATGAATGGTCTGAATGCTTCATTGTACCGATTTTGCCCTCTTTGTTATACTGTACATTTAATGACAAGGCAGTAAAGTAAGCAACATCAACGGCTAATTTTTCAATAAGCTTATTAAGGCCGCCCCTTGATTCGGTTGCTTCTTCAAGAAAATCTAAAGCTTCGCCGCCGTCGTCGTCTTCAAATATAACACCATCGCCTGCAATCATTTTGGCCTTGGTATCTAGGATAGCAGAATGCAAAGCCGAATTATCAGCCATGTGTATTAACTTATTGGGGTATAAGTTATCAGCACCCCAAAAAACCCAGTCTTTAGTTTTTTGTATGCGTTCTGAAACAATTGGTGCTACCGATTCTCTAGCAAATGATATAATATCAATAGCTGCTTGTTGCAGAGTTTTCGGTGAATTATCTTTTTTCTTTCTATCTTTAGACATTAAATTGCTATTTGTAACAAAATAAGCCTATATTTGAGTAATATTTGTTTACTTTTAAAAAGTAGATATTATAATATGAGGTATTTTAACCGAATCGAAAAACCTAATAATTTATAACGGAATCAGATAAAAACAGTGCGATATGAAAGCGGAAAATATATTAATAGAAATTGCACAAGAAAACGGATTTGATACGTGGGAACAATACTTTGAGTGTTTTATAACTACTGATGCGGGTAGGCGAGTAATTAACAAAGGTATTTTAAAAGCAGTAAACCAAGCATTGATTTTATCTAGTGTTGTATGGCAAGGCGAACAGTTGTAAGAGGCGAACTCCGCTCAATTATGGGCGGAGCCGTCTACTCGATTGTACACAGTATCTTCAAAGAAATGAAAATAGATGAAGCATCTGTTAATAGAAATGATAGACATACTTCTGAATTTAAAGAAGGTTTTAAGGAGGCGATTAGAAACCTTAAAATAATAATAAAGCAAGAAACTGAGGTTGATGTAAGTAATTGATATTGTGTACAACGCATTGTGTATGGCATCGTTTTAATGTGCTATACACGTTATTGTATGTCTGGTGCGACTTTAAAGCACAAACTTTGATTATAAACACGAACCCTTTTTCTTTTTTTTTGAGCAAGGCAAATTAATTTAAAAAATTAAAATGAAGATATTAAACTTACACGCTGGATTAGGTGGAAACTCTAAAAAATGGGATAGGGATAAATACCATATTACAGCAGTAGAATTAGAGCCTAAAATAGCAAAGGTTTACCAAGATAATAACCCACAGGATAAAGTTATTATTGATGATGCAATGGATTATCTTAAAAAACATAGAAATGAATTTGATTTTGTATGGGCTTCGCCACCTTGTCAAAAACATAGTAGAATGATGAAAGCAACAAGACACGATGTAGCGGATTATATTGATGCTTCATTATATCAAATAATAATATTCTTAACCCACTTTTATAAAGGAAAATGGTGTGTTGAAAATGTAAAACCTTATTACGATCCTTTAATAAAACCTACTTGTGTAATGGGTAGGCATTATTTTTGGGCAAACTTTGAAATATTTCCGATAGATATACCAAACATAAAAGGGTTTATTACAAACGGAACTGTTGCTGAAACCCAAAAAATGAAAGATTGGTTAGGAATACAGTACGAGGGTAATATTTACTATAAAGGAAACCATTGTCCAGGACAAGTATTGAGGAATTGCGTACACCCTGATGTTGGCGAACATATTTTATCAGAGTCGAGTAGGGAAGGGATTTTTTCTTTTTAAAACTTGCAGGTAACGCCAATCTAAAGCGCCGTTTCAATGCGCTTTAAATTGCGTTATGACTATTTACCTATAAAGTGTTTCTGCGCAAAGTCGAAGGCTATATTAAGCCGCGATAATTGATTCTTTAAAGCTAGCTCGAATAGAGGCATATTTCTATTCATATTTTTAGTTAAATGAATATCAATATCGGTTCGTTTGGTTTCTTTTATATACTGCTCAACCACGAATATTATTTCTTCATTTTCGAACGTTGAGTTATTCGGCCTGTTACATATTTCTAATACGTTCATGTGTGCTATTTTAAGCCCCCTTAAGGCTAGTTAAATTAAATATAATACTATATACTAAAAACGTGTGTAAATGCGTTAGATTAACCTAATTCAAATACACACGCTTATAACTTGTGATTACCTTACTTACACAAAGTCACTTTCTGTGCAAACCTCGGAATCAATTAAAAAACACTTAACTACTTCTGTTAAGTTGTGGTTAGTTATTTCTTCTGTATGGCCTGGCAATCGTATAGTTTTGTGCATCTCTTTAAATTGCGGCTTTTTAGTAGATGTTTCTTCTGCTATTTGGTCTTCTATGTCGATTTGTGCAGGGTCTTCGGTGTCTGAAGGATGATTAGCCGTCACGAATTCCACAGCGTCGTTATCTACCATATTTACCGCTGCGTCAGTTATGTTT